ATACGCTACAGCGGAGACATACAACAGCTCAGCACAGACTTTGTGAAAACTGCAGACTTCCAGAAACGCACGGCACTGTTGTTAGAAGAAGCCAACAAACAAGGCCTGCGCGGGCCTGATGCCTTGTTGAAAGTGCTGGAGACCGAGCAAGGCAAGCGCATCGCTGCTGGCGGTGATACCAAGCTCATGGTCACTGCAGGCCGGGCACAACAAGCTGCTGCATTGACCATGGATGCTGTGGTGGCTCGTTTCAACGGTGCCGCACAGCTCAACAAATCAGCCGCAGAAACCTTCCGCGATGCTGTGCAGACATTCACACGGCAAAAAGTTCCCGGTGGTGTACCAGGGCAAGAAATGGTACCGCCCACAGCAGCCAACACACGTGGTCCCGGTTTTGCTGCCGGTGCCGGAGCCGGTGGTGTTACCAACCCAACCGGTGCTCGCGTGTTCCAAGGCGGCATCATGGGCGGCATAGAATCTTTTGTCACGCAAGGTCGCGGGTTCCGCAGCTATGCCCAGAGTGCGCAGGATGTGGCCAGCCTGTTTGATTTCCGCGGAGGGGTCACTGGCAATCGAGAAAACCTAGACAAACTAGAACCAGGATTCCGTGACAGACTCACGCGCATGGCAGCAGAATACAATCAGCTCACCCAAGGCAAAAAAATACCGTTTGGTTCTGGACAGCGCAGCCAAGAACAGAATGCCCAGGTCGGTGGTGTAGGCACGAGCCTGCACATGGAAGGACGAGCCGCTGATCTCAGCGCAGACGTAGTGCAAGAGCTTAAAAAGATGGGCCTGCTGGATCGCTACGGTTTCAAACAAAATCCCCGCAGCGGCTGGCATATCAGCGACACTGGCTATCGTTTTGGAGGCATCGCGTCTGGTCCGAAATCCGGTTACACGGCAGTGCTGCATGGCACCGAAGCTGTGATACCCATGCCCAACGGACAGAGCATCAAGGTGGACATGCCAGACTTTGCCGATGGCATCAAGGGACAAATGGACGTGATGTCTGCACAGCTACACCGCCTTGATGATCTGGTGCAGATCATGCGCAATCAAAATGCGATCAGCAGCAAGATCCTGCAGGTCAGCCAGTCCTAGCGGTAAATAACGCAAAGGACTGATCCATGGCTGAGGCACAAAAAGGCTGGAAAAAATACTTCAAGGTAGCAAACCCTGGTGGGCAACTCAGTCCCTTGAGCGGTCAGGGTGCCACAGGGTTACCAGGATATGGGCGCAACAGGGGCGATAGCAGCAGTTATGATGGGCATAGTGACGTGGTGTATCGGAACTATGCCAGTCGGCTGCCCGAAGTCTATTCCGGTCATCCCAATCGTATCGAGCGATACAATCAGTACGAGAACATGGATTCTGACAGCGAGATCAATGCTTGCCTAGACATCCTGGCAGAGTTTTCTACCCAGATGTCAAATGACAACCAGATTCCGTTTGAAGTACACTACAACGATACCCCCACAGACAACGAAGTCAAGATCATCAAGCAGCAACTCCAGCAGTGGATCAAGCTCAACAAGTTAGATCAGCGCATCTTCCGCATTTTCCGCAATACCCTGAAGTACGGCGATCAGGTTTTCGTGCGCGATCCCGAGACTTTTGAACTGTACTGGGTGGACATGACCAAGGTTGCTCGTGTGATCGTGAACGAATCAGAAGGCAAACGACCTGAGCAGTACGTGATCCGCGACATCAATCCCAACTTCCAGAATCTCACCGTGGCGGTCAAGACCACCACTGATTATCAGAGCAATCCCACTGGAGGTGGCTACACATCGCAGTGGAACTACAGCGTGCCCAATGCCGAAGGTGCCTATGGACAGAGCAGATTTAGTGCGGCCATGAACGAAGCAGTTCTGGATGCCAAGCACGTGGTGCATCTCAGCCTCAGCGAAGGTCTTGATTTTTACTGGCCGTTTGGCCCATCAGTGCTGGAGACCATATTCCGGGTGTTCAAACAAAAAGAACTCTTGGAAGATTCTGTGTTGATCTATCGCGTGAGCCGAGCACCTGAGCGCAGGGTTTTCAAGATCGATGTGGGCAACATGCCCAGTCACATGGCCATGAGCTTTGTGGAACGAGTCAAAAACGAAATACATCAGCGCAGGATTCCCAGTCGTACTGGAGGCAACGATGGCGGCAAACATGTCATGGATGCCAGCTACAACCCGTTGTCCATCAACGAAGATTACTTTTTCCCCCAGACCTCAGACGGACGTGGCAGCTCAGTAGAAGTGCTGCCCGGCGGCAGCAATCTTGGCGAGATTGACGATCTCAAGTATTTCAACAACAAGATGTGTCGTGGTCTGCGCGTGCCCAGTTCTTATCTGCCTACCGGTCCTGATGATTCAGATCGAGCCCTGAATGACGGGCGTGTAGGCACAGCCTTGATACAGGAATATCGTTTCAATCAGTACTGCGAGCGCCTGCAACGTCTTGTCATACAGAGTCTAGATGATGAATTCAAGATGTTCATGCGCTGGCGCGGCTTCAACATCGATTCTGGCCTGTTTGCCATCAAATTCAATCCGCCACAGAACTTTGCCAGCTATCGCGAAGCCGAACTTGACACCACACGGGTGTCTACCTTCCAGGCTCTAGAACCCATCCCGTATCTCTCCAAGCGATTCCTCTTGAAACGGTATCTGGGACTGAGCGAAGAAGAAATCACTGAGAATGAAACCATGTGGCAAGAAGAGCGCGGTGAAGCTGAATCGCAAAGCGTGAAAGGTGAGGATCTGCGCAGTGTGGGAGTGACGCCAGCCGATCTTGAAGCCGACATCGCAACCGGACAAGATTTGGCCAATTTCGGCGAGCCCGGAGTTGAACCCGTGACCGGTGCTGAGGGCACAGCCCCGACCTCACCAGGACAGCAGCCCGTGGCAGCTGCACTGCCCCCGACATAAATACAGCCATGATCCTGAACGAACTTTATCAGCGAGCTCCCGAAGCATATCAAGACATCGCGCAAGATAACTCGCAACCAAAGTTTGGAGATCTACGCAAAACCAAGCTCACGCTCAAGCAACTGAACAAGTTGCGCAAGCTCAACGACATAAGACAATTTGAATTCAACGAGCGACTGAAACGCATCCAACGGCAATATGCGGTGGCTCCCCAGCCTCTAGGGTAAAATTTCTGTAATATTTGACAGAAAAGGCTTGATAAACACCGAGTTTATACATTCGGTGTTAAATATCACATAGAGCCATTAACTTGGAGGGTCTCATGAACAAATTTGAACAACTAATCGAGTACGTCATCAACGACGAAGACGCGAAAGCTCGCGAACTTTTCCATGACATCGTTGTGGAAAAAAGTCGTCAGATCTATGAAGAGATGATGGAAGAAGAAGCCATCACTGAAGAGTCCACGGAAGACGAGGACGAGAAGGCCGAAAAGGCCGGTGAAAAAGTCACCAAAGATCTTGAGTACGACGACAAAAAAGATCGTGCTGAAAAGAAAATGGATGAAGCCATGGACGATCTTGGCGGCGACCAAGCAGATGATCTCATCGACGACATCGAAGTGGAAGAAGAAGGTATCTCCATGGAAGGCGAAGATGATGACGACATGGATGACGATCATCACGACGACATGGGCGGAAACGAAGAACTGGAAGATCGCGTGGTCGATCTCGAAGACAAGTTAGATGAACTCATGGCTGAATTTGAAGCGCTCATGGGCGATCAAGACAAAGAAGACATGGACATGGACATGGACATGGACATGGGCGATGGCGAAGAAGTCGAAGTTGACATGGATGCCGAAGAAATCGACGACGACGAGATGGAGACGGAAGGCATGATGAAGATGCCCATGGAAGAAGCCATCAATCTCAAGGCTGCTCCTGCGCCGGTCAAGAGCGAAGAAGCGGGCATCAACAAGAAATCCACCGTGGCTGCCAACAGTGGCGCTCGTGGTGCCATGGCACAGCCAGTCAAAATGACCGGTGACACAGCTCAAGGTCGGCCAGCTCCGGGCACCAAGGACCTGATCGGCAAGGTGCAAAACACCCCGGCACAAGGCACTGTCAAGCAGGAACCTGCTGCTAAACCACACCTGGCCCAGGCCACAGGAGTGAATACCAAAACTCCGTTTCCGAAATCCTAAGGAACACAGGTAAATGGCTCTTTACCTAAGAGAAAATCTTACTTTCGATGCTGCTCGCATAGTTGTTGAGGGCACCGAAGGTAAGGATCTCTACATGAAAGGTATCTGCATCCAGGGCGGTGTAAAGAATGCCAATGAACGTGTGTACCCAGTGAACGAGATCGAACGTGCAGTCAAAACACTGAACGAGCAGATCACCATGGGCAATTCGGTTCTTGGAGAAGTAGATCACCCTGACGATCTCAAGGTCAATCTGGACCGTGTGAGCCACATGATCACTGAAATGTGGATGGACGGCCCAAACGGCTTTGGCAAATTAAAGATTTTACCCACACCCATGGGCCAGCTGGTGAAAACCATGCTGGAATCCGGTGTGAAACTAGGCGTCTCCAGCCGCGGAAGCGGCAACGTGGGAGACAATGGACATGTCAGTGACTTTGAAATCGTCACTGTTGATGTGGTTGCTCAACCCAGCGCTCCCAATGCTTATCCCAAAGCGATCTATGAAAGTCTCATGAACATGCGATACGGTCATAGAATGCTGGAGATGGCCCGGGAGGCAGGGTCGGACAACAAAGTACAGAGATATTTGAAAAGCGAAGTCATGAAGCTGATCAAAGATCTCAAGATTTAGGAGAAACACATGCTTGATGCAATCAAAACATTGCTTGATAGCGACCTGATCAACGAGGAAACTCGCAGCGAGATCACTGAAGCCTGGGAAGCCCGGCTCTCAGAAGCTCGCGAGCAGGTGCGTGCAGAACTCCGTGAGGAATTTGCACAACGCTATGAGCATGACAAAACAGTAATGGTGGAAGCCCTAGATCGCATGGTAACAGAAGGTCTCACCGCAGAGATCCAAGCCGTGGCTGAAGAAAAGAAAGCCCTGGCCGAAGATCGTGTGCGTTTCCAGAGCCGGATGAAGGAATCGGCCACCAAGTTCAACGACTTCATGGTCACCAAACTTGCTGAGGAAATTGGCGAACTGCGCCGGGACCGCCGGACACACACCGAAGGACTCCAGAAATTGGAGAAGTTCGTGGTGCGTGCTCTGGCAGAAGAGATCATGGAATTCGCACAAGACAAGCGCGACCTGGTGGAAACCAAGGTGCGCCTCGTGAGTGAAGCCCGTGGCAAACTGGAGTCATTGAAGGCACGATTCGTCACGGAAAGTGCTGCCAAGATGACCCAGGCTGTTAGCAAGCATCTCAAGCAGGAACTGGCACAGTTGCAGGAAGACATCAAATCTGCTCGTGAAAACAATTTTGGTCGTAGGATCTTTGAAGCATATGCGGCCGAATTTGCACACACCCATCTCAATGAGAATCGGCAAGTGCGCGAACTGCAGAAATTGATACAGGCCAAAGATCAGCAGCTGGCCGAAACCACCGAGATTATGCAAGAGGCCCAGGCCCTTGTGGAATCAAAAAGTCGCGAGATACGCATGATACGCGAATCAAACGAACGTGCCAACATCATGGAAGAGCTCTTGGCTCCTCTCAACGAGGACAAGCGCGAGGTCATGAAGAATCTCTTGGAAAGCGTGCAGACCCAACGTCTCAAAAACGCTTACGAGAAGTATCTACCAGCCGTACTTGCCGAAGGCAAAACAGCAAAAGCCCGAACCGTGATTGCTGAGAGCGTGAGTGTAGTCACTGGTGATAAAACCGTACCAGCCGTCGCAGAGTCAGATCGCAGCAACGTGATCGACATCAAGCGCCTGGCTGGTCTATAACAAAGAAACAAGGAGACATACAATGTCACAAGAACTGTTAGAAAGTCGCTGGGACGAGACCAAAGATGCCCTCATGGAAGGCCTCAAAGGTAGCCGTCGTAGCACCATGGGCGTGATCCTCGAGAACACACGCCGGTACCTCAAAGAGAATGCCACCGCAGGTTCTACCATGGCCGGCAACATCGCCACGCTGAACCGCGTGATCCTGCCAGTGATCCGACGGGTTATGCCCACTGTGATCGCCAACGAGATCGTGGGTGTGCAGCCCATGACCGGTCCTGTTGGTCAGATCCACACCCTGCGTGTGCGTTATGCCACCACCATGAACGATACTTCGGCTGCTGCTACTAGCACAGTGGCTGGCGAAGAGGCCCTGAGCCCGTTCAAGATCGCCACAGCATACTCTGCTGGCGTTGGTGCAACACAGGCCAATTACACCGGTAGTGCCACAGCCACACTGGAAGGCACAGGCGGTCGTCAGATTTCCGTGCAGATCCTCAAGCAGGCAGTTGAAGCTAAAACACGTAAACTGCAGGCTCGCTGGACGTTTGAAGCAGCCCAAGACGCACAGGCCATGCATGGTATTGACGTTGAAGCTGAAATCATGGCAGCCCTGGCTCAAGAGATCACGGCTGAAATTGATCAGGAGATCCTGCTGAGCCTGCGCAGCCTGGCCCAGACCGAGTTCACCTACAACCAAGCCACCGTTTCTGGTACGGCCACGTTCGTTGGTGACGAGCACGCTGCTCTTGCAGTGCTGATCAATCGTGTTGCTAACCTGATCGCTCAGCGTACACGTCGCGGTGCTGGTAACTGGGCAGTGGTTTCGCCCGCTTCGTTGACTGTGCTCCAGTCCGCAACCACTTCTGCTTTCGCTCGTACCACAGAAGGTACTTTCGAAGCACCCACCAACACCAAGTTTGTTGGTACCCTGAACGGCGCCATGCGTGTGTTTGTTGACAGCTATGCTGCTGACACCACACCTGTCTTGGTTGGCTACAAGGGTTCGAGTGAGGCTGATGCAGCGGCATTCTACTGCCCCTACATCCCCCTGATGAGCTCTGGTGTCGTGCTGGATCCCACCACGTTCGAACCGGTGGTCAGCTTTATGACGAGGTACGGATACATCGAGTTGACAAATACTGCATCTTCGTTCGGTAACGCGGGCGACTATGTTGGCGAGATAGCCGTAAGTAATTTGAGTTTTTCTTGATCTTATCAAGGAATACTTTGTTACAAATCAAAAAACCCACTTCGGTGGGTTTTTTGTTGTCCGTAAATTTACGTGAAAGTGAAGTTGGTCATAAATAACATTATGGACAAATATACCCGTTGGTACAATCAAATAGTTGAAAGAGCTCGTTTCCGTATCATTGACGATTACACCGAAACACATCACATCCAACCACGCAGTCTTGGCGGCTCGGATACACTAGATAACCTGGTAGAACTTACTGCCCGAGAACATTTTATTTGCCATTGGTTACTAACTAAAATGACCACGGGCGAAGATAGAGCAAAAATGATCTACGCTCTTAATGGCATGAAACGATCAAATAAATTTGCTCAACGGTATGAGACAAAAATTACAGCACGAGTTTATGAAAATCTAAAGAAAGAATTTTCAAAGATTCACA